AGAGATAGCAACTCTGGAAGGTGGCCCCCCAATGGGCGCGTACCTGGACCGACTGAACGCACAGTTTGACGAAATCACCAACGGCATCACGTCCCTGATCGACCGGGCCGCCACCGAAGACCGGGACGTTTCCGAAGCCGAACAGGCACAGGTGGACCGGGACCGGTCCCGGCTGGAGGAACTCCAGACCGCCATCGGTCACTACTCCGAGCTGGAGACGCGGGCCGCGAAGGTCGGGGAACTCCGCCGGTCCCTGCCGGTGCCGCCGGCTGCCCCCCGTTCCACCGGTGGCCCCGCCCCGGAGGAATACGACGTGGCCCGGGAGTTCCCCACCCCGGGTGACTACGCCATCACGGTCCACCGGGCACTGATGCTCCGGGACCCGGTGGCCCGGGAGGCACTGGAGCGGGCCACCGCGCACCAGACCACCGCGGACAACCCCGGGATCATTCCCCGCCCGGTGCTGGGCCCGGTGCTGAACTTCCTGAACGCAACGCGGCCGTTTGTGAACAGTTGCACCCGCCGGCCGCTGCCGGCCGGGAAGTTTGACCGGCCGAAGATTTCCCAGCACGTGGCCGTTGGGGTACAGGCTGGGGAGAAGACCCTCACCGAGTCCCAGAAGATCATCATTGGGTCCATCCCCACCACCGCGAAGACGTTTGCCGGCCACCTGAACATTTCCCGGCAGGACATTAAGTGGACCAGCCCCGCAATTCTGAACATCGTCTTTGACGATTTCGCTGCCATGTACGCGCTGGCCACCTGTGAAGACGCGGCCGCGGAGTTCCTGGCCACGGCCGGCGGCCCCAACCCTGACGTGCCGATCCCGACCTGGGATTTCGCTGGGATCAATGAAGCCCTTTACACCGCTGCCGCCACTGCCATGGCGGCCGGTGGGGCACTGGCAGACACCATGTACGCGTCCCCGGACGTGTGGGGCCGGCTGGGCGGACTGACCAACACACAGTCCGGCGCTCCCGCGTTCCCCGGCATGTCCGTCTCCGGTGCTGCCGGGTCCCCGCTGGGGCTCAACATGGTGGTGGATGAGCACTTCCCGGCTAACACCCTGATCACCGGCCCGGCCCGCTTTACGGAGTGGTACGAAGACGTGGACGGGCTGTTGCAGGTCGGGGAGCCGGACGTACTGGGGCAGTTGGTCGGGTACGCCGGCTATGGCGCATTTGTGAACGTGAACCCCGAAGCGTTCACCGTGTTCACCGTGCCGGCCCCGGTCTGATCGTGACCACACGCCCGGACGTTGGGACCGTGCGGGGATACCTCCGTATCCCCGCCACGGCACTGACGGACGAAGACCTACAGCGGATGATGGACACCGCTTCCGGGGATCAGGATGCCCGGTGCAAGTGGCCGGACCCCGACACCACGTACCCGGCCCCGCTAGAACAGGCGTGGCTCCGGCGTATCCAGCGGGAGGTAGCCGCCCGGAACCTGCCGCTGGGCATGGTGGGGCTGGACGCCGCGGAGTTTGGCATCCAACGGCTTCCGTTTCTGGACGCCCTGGTGGAAGAGCATGAGCGCGCCTACCGGCGGCAGGTGCTGGCATGAGTCTCGCGGCCCGCACCGTCCACACGTCCACCGCCGCACGTGCGGAGCTGGTGGCCGCACTGGATGCCGTGGACGGGCTCACCGGATACGCGGTGGTCCCCGACACGGCCACGGCCGGGGCCGCGTGGCCGAAGTGGGTTCAGTCCACGTACGCCGGCAAGTTGTGTGAGCTGAGGGTGGACGTTTGGGAAATCTACGCGGTGCTGCCGGCCAACTATCTGGAGGAAACAGCGGATCAGGGGGACCAGTTGCGGGACGTGCTGGCACCGGTGCTGCTGGACCTGGGCCGCGTGGAATATGTGGAGCCGGTGGCCATCGGCTTTTCCGATAACCAATACATGCCGGGGCTCCGCGTCCGGCTGACCACGTAAGGGAGGCGGCCCCGATGGCTGCTGGAGACGTTCACAAGTTGGGGCCCGGAACCCTCACGATTGGGGCCACCGGGACGGAACACGACGTGTCATGCCTGATCAATAACGCGGTGATTTCCGCGGAGAAGGATCAGGGAGACGACACCACGAAACTGTGCGGGACGGTGCGGTCCGGGGCCGTGACGTATTCCTACACGCTGTCCGGCAACATGGACGTGGACATTTCGGACCCCGCGGGAATTTTCGCGCTGTCCCAGTCCGCCCCCGGTTCGGAACAGGACTACGTGTTCACCCCGTCCACCGAAGCCGGCACCGAAGCCGCCGGCACCCTGATTATCGACCCGCTGGATTTCGGCGGTGACGAAATGGGCGCGGACATGGCATCTGATTTTGAATTTGCGCTGGTGGGGAAGCCCGTTTACACCATCGGTGGGGTGGCCCTGTTGGCGGACACGGAAGAGGAAGAGCCGGCCGCCTGATGGCCGATCAGGTACAGGTCATCGGTGGGGCCCGGCTGGCGGCCACACTGGCGGCCGCTGCCGCCCAACTGGATCACCTGGACGGAGCCACCACCGCCACGTCACGACAGGTGGCCCAACGTGCCGGCGGCCGGGCCCCGAAGCGGTCCGGCCGTCTGGCGTCGTCGCTGCGGCCGTCCCACACCGGCTCCGAAGCGGTGGTGGGGTCCGGTGTCGTCTACGCCGGGGTCCAGCACTACGGATGGCCGGCCCGCAACATTCGGGCTCACCCGTTCCTAGTGCCCGTGGCCGAAGCGTCCAGCACGTGGCGGCCGTTCTACGTGGCGGACGTGAACCGGGTGCTGACAACTGTGAAGGGGGCATGACATGGGAGACGTGAAGATCACAAGCCCGCGGGTGTCCATCGTCCGGGAGGGCATGGACCCGCTGGAAGTGCAGACCGCAAACCCTGACCTGGTGCTGTGGGACATGACCCGCGTGAAGCACCGGTGGCCGAAGTTTGATGAAGCCCCGTTCCTGTGGCTGACGTTCATTTCCTGGGCGGCCGCCCGGCGTACCGGAGCCATTGAACCCGCCTACACATTCGAGCGGTGGCGGGACGAAGTGCTGGACGTGGCGGACGTGTCGGTCCGGGACGACGACACCGAGCTGGGGAGCCCTACCGGGCCGGGAGCCGATCCCGGCTGATCGTGGAAATAGCGGTGGCCACACAGACCGCCCCGTCCCAGTGGTGGGAGGAAACGGACGAAGTGCTGGCCACCGTGCTGGACGTGCTGGAGAAGCAAGCGGAACGGATGAAACGGAAGCGGTGAGGTCATGGCGGACGCTGTTCTGGTCATCAAGATCCTTACCGATGCCGCACAGGCACAAAAGGGCATGGCTGCCACGTCCACGAAGGTGGGCCGGGTACAGGCGGGCCTAGGGAAACTGGCGGCCCCCGCGGCCGGTGCCGCGCTGGCCATCGCGGCTTTTGGCAAGTCCGCTGTGGAAGCCGCGTCCCGCACGGAGCAAGCCATCGGGGCCGTGGACTCCGTGTTCGGCAAAAACGCGGGACAGGTGAAGAAATGGGCCGGCTCCGCTGCCACGGACGTGGGGCTAGCCAAATCCGAATACATGGAACTGGCTTCCGTGATGGGTGCCCAACTGAAAAACATGGGCATCCCGCTGGATCAGGTGGCCAGTAAGACCAACGATCTGGTGGGGCTGGGGGCCGACCTGGCAGCCACGTACGGGGGCACCACTAAGGAAGCGGTGGAAGCCCTAGGGTCCGCACTCCGTGGTGAGACGGACCCAATCGAGCGCTACGGCGTGTCCGTGAAACAGGCGGATATTGCTGCACAGCAAGCCGTGGACGGCACCGACAAACTGACCGGGGCCGCCGGCAAGCAAGCCAAAACGATGGCGCTGCTGGAGCTGGTCAACAAACAGACCGCGGACAGTCAGGGGCAGTTTGCCCGGGAATCGGACAGCGCGGCCGGGTCCGCACAGATAGCGGCCGCCAAATTCGAAAACATGCAGTCCGCGCTAGGGACCGCGCTGCTGCCGGCCGTGACCATGGTGACCAACATGCTGGGGTCCCTGTCCGGTGCCATGGAACGAAATAAGACGCTGACACAGGTAATCATCGGGGTAATTTTCGCGC